CGGAGTCGATGCGGTTATCGCCCCATGATCCGTCTGGATCGGGCTGGCAGTAGAACCACGGCTTGGCAACCTTTGGTAATCTTTTGGCATTCAGGACTGTAAGGCCAAAATGAGCGGCATCGACTTGGATCGGGTAGCCGTCCCATTTCGCCGACGTCTGACCTTCTTTGAACCCGAGCATCCACTTCTTGCCGCGTCGCACTTGAATGCCGCAAACGCAATCCAGATCCTCTTGCACAGCGATCGAGATCAGGCGATGCAGTTGCTCGGCAGTGAACAGCGTGTCGAAGTCGATGGTGACTATGTAGTCAACCTCCGCTTCGATGGCGGACTCCATCATGCGTTGCATGTTTTGGCCGTAGAAGACGCCAAGACCCACGTTAAGGGGAATCTTAATCTGTCGCAATGCTGCCTCAATGTTGGTGCGGCACCAGGTGTTTTCGTACCGTGGCACCGTCATGATGGCTTGAACTCGGACTTGCTTGTTAGACACCGCTGTTTTCCTCCTAGCGTTAATTGACTAGCCGATGACGACAACGTCGGCGTTGTTGCTGTTGGCGGAGTTCTTGAACTCGAGGTCCAAGGCACCGACAACCGAACTGATCACAGCACCGTTGGCGGACGTGTCAGGCGTGACGGTCAGTCGCAAGTGCGAGCCGCGGCCCTTCAGGTCCACGTGGTAGGCAACGACGACCGCGTTTGTGTTGTCGATCACCCGGTTGAAGTTGCTGTTGAACGTCGCAAAAGCGCCGGTTGCAGCATTGCCTTCCGCGAGTTGGAGCGTGACGTTGGTGCTGTTGGTGTTGGCCTCAGCGCCAAGCGTAACGAGAATCGTTGCGTAGTCCGCGCCGCGAACGTCGAACGCCGCAGAGCGTGCGGTGGTAGCCGCAGTGACCGGACCGAGAAGGACGTTGTAGTCCAATGCTTGAGAAGCTTTCATGTTTTTGTATTCCTGTTTGAAATGGTTTGTTTGAAAAGTGGGGGCCGAGCCGTGGACCCGGCCCCCGTGACGCTAGGAGGAACTAGCGGATCAGCCGAAGACCAGACCGACAATTCCACCGGACGCGGAAGCGGTTCCACGATCGTGAACGACAATGTCGAACCGTTGGGTGGCTCGAATGTTGATCGTGTCTGTCAGGAAGCCGAGGCTGTTGTCGACCGCGAGGGTGATTCCTCGGCGGCTGCCGAAGATGACGCCGTCGGCCAGGTTGCCGAAGTAGCAAGCCCGCGCCGCGCTCGTTCCAGTCAATGCCGAGGTCAAAACCTGGCTGACAACGACCTCGTAACCCAAGAACGATCGCATGACGCCGTTCTGGATTTCGGTGGAGGTTGCACCACCAGAGACATTGGCGAGGCGTTGCATCGACGCGGCCCAGCCAGCTTGGCTGACGTACCACTTCGGTGGGACGGTGCCAAACAGCTTGCGAGCACCAACGACGGATTCGAAGTTGCCGATAGTCAACGCACTAAAGGTAGTGAGTGACGTTGCGGTAACGAGAGAGCCAGCACCGAGAGCGTTGGCTAGGCCGTTAATGCCGCCGTAAGTGCTGGTGCCGTTGCCGAGGAACAAGGCTTCGTCTTCCTTGATCGCGAAAGATTGTGCCACAGAGCGTGCCACCATTTCGCCAATGGAGATGACGGAGTCTTCGTTGAGCTCGGAGCTGACAGCCACGACAGCGGCCAGTTTCTTGGCGTCGAGTTGCACCGTGTTGACGGTCAGGTCGGACGCGGTGATCGTGTTGCCTTCGCCGACGTAGTAGGCCGTCGCCTCGCCGTCTAACCGTGGCATGATCATCTTAGAGTCGCCCATAGTGACCTGTTGGCACTCGCGACGAGCCACGCCGAATTGCTCACGCAGTTCGATGATGGTCGACTCGAGAGCATCAGGAACCAGGAAACCACCCTTGGTGTTGTCGCCGGTGGTCATCGTTGCTCGGATGCCATGCTCGCGGCACCAGTTCTTGGCCTTGCGGCTGCCGAACAGGTTGGCCATGATCCATTGGCCGGAAGCGTAAGCATCCTCTTCCTTCTTGAAGGATTGCAGGCGGCCAGCGGCTTTGGCTCGGGCTGGGATCTTAATGGCGGGTCGAGCTGCGGACTCTTCCTCGGCGATGACTTCCTTGCCCTTGGCGATGACATGCGACTCGATCTTGAGCATTCGCTCGCGAGTTTCAGACAGTGCAGCGATTTCGCCCGGGTTCTTGTCGGTGCCAACGATGGCGTCGACTCGATTGGCTTCGTCCGGAAAAAGATCGCGGTCTTCTTCTTTTGCAACAGCCATGATGGCTGAGACTTCTGCTCGCAACGCTTCGATGTCGCGAGCAAGTTCGTGTGAACTTTTCATTTTGGTGCTCCGTGCAATGCGGCAGCACAAAACGAAAAAAGCGGCTTGGGCTGCCGACTGTGTGAAAGGAATAAAACACAGCCTGCGAAGCCTTCCGCCGCTAATCAGTTGCGTCAGTACTTTGCGAGATTTAGATTGAGTTGTGAATTATCGAAATTGTGAGGAGCGTGTCAAACAGCGACTGCCGACGCGAAGCCGCGACAATGCGAAATAGCCATCGGCATGTCAGTCAGCTTCCATGTTTCGACGTTGCCCCAGCCAGTCGCTCGCAACCACGCATCGATGCACTTGAGCGTCGGCACAGTCCAGTTGGATGCGTTGGCTCCATATTCCGTGCCTGGGTAGTACTCAGCGTGACAGGCACCAGATTGACACCCTTCGCCGGTGTAAGGCGACTGAATGTTGTCGAGGACGGCGGACTCGATGTGGATCGCTTTGGTTGTGACGGATCGCAGTTGCTCCAGTGCCCACGTTGGATGCTTCAGATGGTAAAGCACGCCGAAACAAAAGACGCGGTCGAACTCGATGCCTAGCCGTTCGATGTCATAGACACTCATCGTAATGCGCTGGCAATGCTTGTAGCCAAAGGCTGCCTGGCACAGATCCCACGTTTGCCACTTGCTGCTGCGGTCGACGTTGGCGGTGGTGCCGAGCGTGTCGCTGTGGTCGTCGATGGCAACAACGTAGGATGCGCCACGCTGAAGTGCGTACCAGGACCAGTATCCGTCCCAGGAACCGATGTCCAAGATTCGCTCGCCGTCGAATCGCTCTGGCAGTCGATATGCTTTCTCGTCGATCGGTGCCCAGCCTGGCGTGGTGGTGCCCGGCAATTTGATGCGGTGATACCAGTACGGTGCCGCGGCTACAGCGTCGGCAATTTCGGTTTCGGTCATGTACTACCTCGGATAGAGTCGCAACCTCGTTTCGCGTTCCTTGCGTTGCGAGTAAGCGGACTTGGTAATAGCCGCGGCTTCCTGCTCGGCGGCTTCCTCAAAGAGATCCTGCGGTGGATGCTTCAGCCACGCGGCTGCGGCAGCGGCCTTGCGGCGGACGGTTGGCGATAGGTCGGTGGCGAGGCCGTATCGCACAGCGTCGTCGGCATCGAACCATGTTTCAGCGTCCATCATGGAAAGCACGGCTTGCTCTTTGATGTCATCGACTGCGTTCATGTATTCAAAATAGATACTGGCCATCTCTCGGTCGTACATGGCAAGCACCTCAGACATCTTGGTCATGTCCACGCTGTTGCCAATGGCAATCGTGTGGGCTCGATGGATCATGAGCTTGCTGCCCCGCTCCATGGTTCTCGTGTTGCCAGCCAAGAAGATGATCGATGCTGCCGACGCGGCCAATGCCTCGTTGTGCGTGTCGACGCCGCCAGCGTGACGCTTGAGGAGGTTGTAGATGGCCACCCCCTCGTCGGCCGACCCGCCAGGCGAGTTAATGCGGACGACGGCTCGGCCTTTAATCGCCTTCAGCGAGTCGCCGACGGCGGCAGCCGTGATTCCTTCGCCGGTCCAGTCGGCACCGATGATTCCATCCAAAAACAATTCGCCGGAGTCTGCTTTGCAAAGGATCATGTTTGGCCTCCAATCAAGGTAAATACGCGGTTTTGCCAGTCTTTTACCGCAGTTTTGACGTTGTTTTCGAGCGTTTCTGGGGTCGAATTGCCTGCGATTTCAAGCAAAATTGACCGCGATTCGTCGCAATGAATGCGTGCTAAGTCGCGATCGAGACCTAAAATCTCAAGCTTTTCAGCCAGTTTCGCCTCCCATTTCGCGTAGTTTTTGTCGATCCAGTCCACGAAATTGCGTGATTTCGAGCCTGAAATGGCGTTGTTTGCCTCGCGAACCAGCAAGGATCGGATGGTTTCCTCGAGGGCTCGGGCGTTTGCGTCGGCTGGTGGTTGGCTTGGTGCGTCGTCGCTGGAGTCGTCGCTGCTGTCTTCGTCGTCTTCGACCTCGACGGCAGGACCAGGCGTAACCGCTGGGTTGGCGTAGACGTCGCCGCCGTCGTAAGGGTTCATATCGAGCTTGGCGCGTGCTTCGTTGGGGCTCATGATGCGGTGCGTGATCGCTTGAGCCAGTGCGGTCATCGTCGTGGCCGTGTCGGTGCGATGGATCGCAGCGCGATTGAATTTGAAGTAGCGATTGCCGGTCCGCTTCTCGCTTGGTGTGCGTAGCTTGCGGTCGCACTCCTCCTCCCACTTCACTAGCCAGCGATCGAGAGCTTTGAGGTACGCAAGGTTCTGTTGCTCGAGCGAGTTGTAGCTGACACTCTCGCCGTCGCCTGGCATCGACTCTAGGCCGAACAGCATGCCGATGTCTTGTCGGTTGAACTTTTGTAGCTCGACAAACTGGGCGTCGTTGTTGGCGACGTTGATTGCCGAAGCCTTGACTCCTTCGCGTAGCATGGCAGCCTTGCCGGCGTTGTCAGGGCCGGACTCGTTTCGGTTGAACGACTCAAGGAACTCGCGAGCCTTGCCTTCGTCGCGAAGTTGGCCAGGTGGAACCTCAAGAAACAACTTGCCTCGGAACCCACGGCGGAGCTGCTGCTGCAAGTGCCGTTGCGAGGAGACTCCGGTGGACAATGCGGACTGGCCGATGTCGAGCAAGCCGAGACC